ATCCAGAAATGCTGGATGAAAATGGAAACATTATTCACGATGAACTTATTTACATCCGACCACAAACAGTATGGGATGAACATGAAAGTGATGAAGATGAGGATTAATTATGCCTAAAACCCTTGAGAATAGTAACTCTAGGTTACTTATTAGTGAGATCTTACGCAAGGTCTCTAATGCAAAAACTAAAGCAGAGAAGATCAAAATTCTCAGAGAAAATAATAGTGTTGCTTTAAGGCAACTTATGATTATTAATTTTGATGAGAGTATAATCTCTGAGATACCTCCAGGAGAGGTTCCTTACACTCCTAATGATGCACCAGTAGGTACTGATCACAGTCGTTTGGAACAAGAGTATCGAGGATTGTATCGTTTCTTTAAAGGTGGTGATCCAAAGATCAAGGGATTGAAACGTGAGACTATGTTCATTCAATTACTTGAAGGATTATCTGCTGAAGAAGCTGAACTTCTATGTCTTGTTAAGGACAAGGATTTAAACAAGAAGTATAAGCGTATTACTAAAGCAGTTATCACTGAAGCATTCCCTTCTATTGAATGGGGTGGGAGGAGTTGAGCGTGCAAGTTCTTAAAGAAAATTGTAAACTTGAAGAGGGAAATGATCCCAAGCTTCCTTATACATGTTATGTTGTAACTTATAAGGTTGATGGTGCAGATCGATATGATCTAGCACTTGCTCAAAAGGAAGCAGATCTTTTTGATTATTATTATGATCTATATAAAAAAGATTTCGTTACCTTTAAGCAGTCTGGTGGGTTGCAGAATCCAAAACTATGGAACTATCAATCCAAACAAACTAATACAAAAGGTAAAAAGAAATGACTAGTATTTACAAGGGGTATAAGAATCCAAAAGATTTAACTCCAGAAGAGGCAAATCAACAGGCATTGAGAGGGTTAGGTGCTATCATTACCTTCTTTGTTAAACCTGTTATTGTTAGGTGGTTGTGGAATTGGTTAGGTATTACAGCACTAGGACTTAGTTCTCTTACATACCTACAAGCACTAGCTTTATGCTGGTTGATCTCATTATTGTTTAGTACACAAACGGATGAAAGTAAGTAAAGTATCTGTTACTCCTGACGCTGAAAAAACTATAGGATACATCGCAAGAGTATCCAACCCTAAGAACCAAGAGAACCCAAAGGTCTCTGGTCTTTTGTCATATTGTATTAAACATCAGCACTGGTCAGTATTTGAACAGGCATTCATGACCCTAGAGATTGAAACTACTAGGGGATTAGCAGCACAGATCTTAAGACATAGATCATTTACGTTCCAAGAGTTCTCTCAGAGGTATGCTGATACTAATCTATTAGCAGATGAGATTCCTATGTTTGATCTCCGTAGTCAAGATTTAAAAAACAGACAAAATTCAATCGATGATATCCCCAAGAATAAGAAGGCGGACCTTCAAGCGAGGATCGCAGAATACTTTGTTGACTCGATGGATCTCTACAATGAACTCCTCGCTAATGGCATTGCGAAGGAGTGTGCGAGATTTGTTCTCCCTCTAGCAACACCAACAAGATTGTATATGACTGGTAGTATTCGTTCATGGATACACTACATAGATTTACGCTCTGCACATGGTACTCAAAAGGAACACATGGATATAGTAGAAGAGTGTAGGAGTATATTTAAGGAAGAGTTTCCTATTATATCAGAGGCACTACAATGGTAGAACAATTTTCAAAACAATTAAAAGAAGGAACTAAGAAGTCACATTCAGCAGCAGAGAATACAAAGTTTGTTGCTGGATTTCTTCGTGGTGTTCTTGACAAAGAACAATACCGTCAACTCCTTACTAACTTCTATTATGTCTATGACACAATGGAACAGCGTATCAGAGAGTCTACAGATAATTTAGTATCAATGGTATGTTATCCAGAATTGGAACGTGTTAACGCTCTTGAAAGGGATCTTAGATACTATTACGGTCCTATGTGGAGAGATAAACAGATACCTTCTGAAGCATGTAATACATACTGCTACAGGATTAACGAAATAGCAGAGAAGGATCCGTATCTATTGATAGCACATCATTATACTAGGTACATTGGTGATCTATCTGGTGGACAGATACTTAAAGGTATTGCATCAAAGGCATTAGATAATCCAGTAGGTGAAGGTTTACATTTTTATGATTTCCCTGAGATCGAAGATGCTAAGGCATGGAAAGACGGATATAGATTATGCCTAGATAATATGGACTTGAATGAACAGCAAAAGAATGCTATAATAGTCGAAGCAAATTATGCTTTCAGATTAAACATGTATATCTTTGATGAGATACAAGGAAGTGCCACCAAAGGTTTCTGGAAAGTTCTATTAGCCACTATGTTTCCCAAAAGAGGTAAGTAATGCCCACATATCCTGTAATAAATAAAAATACTCAAGAGAAAAAAGAACTCAACATGAGTATGAAAGATTATGATCAGTGGAGAAAGGATAATCCCGACTGGGATAAAGACTGGTCTCAAGGGACTGGAGGTGTTACATATGGCAACCCTAAAGTTGAAGATGGATTCAAAGAGGTGATGTCAAAAGTACAACAGCATCATCCTACTGCTAATCTAAGTCGTTTCACTTAAACATTATGGCAAGAGCGAGAAAAAAGAACAACGGTAATGGTTCTCCTACTAATGGTATGAGTAATAAAAAACTTAAAAGAAAGAAACCCATTGATCAGTCTTATATGTCAGAGATTAAACCTCTGACTGACAATCAGACAACAGTGTTTGATGCCTATAAAGAAGGTAAGAATATTTTATTGCATGGTGCAGCAGGAACTGGTAAGACATTTATCACATTATATCTCGCTCTTAAAGAAGTACTTGACATTACAACACCCTATGATAAAATAGTTATTGTAAGGTCATTAGTACCTACAAGAGAGATTGGTTTCCTACCAGGTGACCATGAGGACAAGTCCTATCTCTATCAGATTCCATACAAGAATATGGTCAGGTATATGTTTAGTATGCCAGATGATAATTCTTTTGAAATGTTATATGACAACCTCAGAGCACAGGACACTATTGATTTCTGGTCTACGTCTTTTATTAGGGGTGTTACCCTTGATAATACTATTGTTATTGTAGATGAGTTTAGTAACCTGAATTTCCATGAACTTGATTCAATGATTACTCGCATAGGTGAGGACTCTAAGATCATGTTCTGTGGTGACATCACTCAAACTGATCTCACTAGAGAGAAAGAGACTGCAGGTATTTCAGATTTCATTAAAATCTTACAGGCAATGGATAAAGATTTTACATGTGTTGAATTTGGTATAGAAGATATAGTTCGTTCTGGTCTTGTAAGATCTTATTTAATATCAAAATATAATTTAGGTTTCTAAATGACTTTTACTTTCGTTGATGTTGACCTCAAAGTTCCAGAGGTTGAACCTGTGAACCAAGATGGTATTAGATTTTATCCTATACCTGGAGCAGATAAATATTATCCGAGCGTTACCTCAATCACATCGTTCCAGAACGCAAAGTTCTTCAAAGAATGGAGAACTAAAGTAGGTGAAGACGAGGCGAATCGTATTACTGCTAGAGCAACTCAACGTGGTACTGCATTTCATAGTATCACTGAAGATTATGTCAAAGGTGAACTAAATCTTGACAGGTACTTGGAAAATAATCCATTATCTGTTAGAATGTTTCAATCAGCAAAGTCAACACTCAATCGTATCGATAAGATACATTGTTTAGAGACTTTCCTTTACTCACATTATCTTGGTCTCGCTGGTCGAGTGGACTGTATAGGTGAGTTTGATGGTGAGTTAGCAGTGATCGATTTTAAAACTTCAACCAAGGAAAAACAAGAGAACTATATTGAACATTATTTTGTTCAAGAAACTGCATACGCAGCGATGTTCCTTGAGCGTTCAGGAATAGAGGTAAAGAAAATTGTCACACTCATTGCCACTGAAGAAGGATCTGTTCAAGTATTTCAGAAGTACAATCTTGATGACTATTTACAATTACTCAAGTCCTACATTGAAGAATTTGTTAGGGGAAGAAATAATGCCTAAAGATAAAGCATTAGATGAAAATTTTTTAACCCCTACGAAGTTCTCGCAAGAGATCGAAAGGTTAGTTAAAAAAAGCAACGGTCTTATCTCATACATCGAAGCAGTAGTAACTTACTGTCAGGAGAATGAAGTAGAGATAGAAACTGTTCCAAAGTTATTAAACAAACCATTAAAGGAACGACTGCGACATGAGGCACAACGTTTAAATTATATGAAAGTCTCGTCTAAAGGAGTCTTGCCATTGTGACTGGGTTTGAAGTGTATAAAACTTATCTTGCTCTCAAACAACACTTCACTAAACAAAATTATGATTACATAAAGTATAACGGTAAAGTCCGAGCAAATGAAAAATCATTTGAAGAAAGACGAGACCGTTATTTTTTTAAGAAGTTGGCAGTAAAGTATCCTGATGATGAGATCTTAAATTATTTTGTGTCTAATTTTATATCCAATCCAAAAGGATATTTAAGATCATTCAGTGATGATATCTACACTCAATGGAAGATACATCAAGAATCATTTTCATATAAATTCAAACAGGATGTTCACTTGCTGTTGGATGATTACACAGCACCTTATCAATTAGCATTTGATGATATCTTTACAGTAAAGGATGGACAACATCCTAAACTATTAAGACACTATCTTGCTGATGAGATATCATTAGAAACTCTTGTTGTTTTTGAAGCATGTCTTGACTTTGTTTCAGATTTTGATAAGGTATTAACAGATCCTATCTGGAAAGATATTAGAATGAAAATCATTAAGTATCTTCCATTCATTAAATTAGATTGTGATGTTTATAGGAACAGCATATTAAGTACAATAGGTAATAAACTATGAGTTTTTTCCAATCGGAACAAGTACAAGAAAACTTACAAGATATTTTTCAAACCTATCATGAGATAGCATCTGTAACTTCTCAACTATCTTCTATGGATAGAGAGACAAGGTTGGATCACATTGATAGGTGTAAAGGGTTAGTGGATAAACAGAAGACTTTTTTCTTTAGATTATGTCTTGCAGCTAAGGAGGATGCTGAGGCAGCAGACATGAAGATGAGGATCAATGCTATGTCACAGGCATTTGGATTTGCTGACCTTACAGCATGTATGGATGCCATGATAAAGACCCTAGAGAACGCAGAACGCTCTGCTTGACATCTTATAAATAGTATGCTACGATTACACAGTAGCATTAATACACTCAATACGGAGAATACGATTATGTCTTTTGCTTCTTTAAAGAAGGCTAGTGGTGGTAACTCACTTGCTAGACTAACACAAGAGATAGAAAAACTAAATCAACCTCAACAGACAGGTGCTGATGAGCGTTTATGGAAACCAGAACTTGATAAATCAGGTAATGGTTTTGCTGTTATTAGGTTCCTACCAGCACCCGATGGCGAAGAAATGCCTTGGGCAAAGGTCTGGAGTCATGCCTTTAAAGGGCCAGGAGGTCAGTGGTACATCGAGAACTCTCTTACTACATTAGGTAAGGATGATCCCGTTGGAGAACTGAACAGAGAACTCTGGAACAGTGGTAGAGATGAGGACAAGTCAGTTGCTAGAGCACAGAAGCGTAAGCTTTCTTACTACTCTAACATCTATGTTGTGTCTGATCCTGCACACCCAGAGAACGAAGGAAGAGTCTTCTTATATAAGTATGGTAAAAAGATCTTTGACAAACTTGTTGAAGCTATGCAACCTGCTTTTGCTGACGAGACTCCCATCGATCCATTCGACCTATGGAAGGGTGCAGATTTTAAACTTAAGATCCGCAAACTAGACGGTTACTGGAACTATGATAAGTCTGAGTTTGCTGGTACCAGCACTCTAGGTGGATTTGATGATGATAGATTAGAGACCATATGGAAAGGATGTTATTCACTCGCTGAGTTTGAAGCTGCTAAGAACTTTAAGTCTTACGAGCAATTAAAAGCACGTTTAACACTTGTTCTTGGAAGACCCTCTGCACCAACACCAGTTGATCCAGAGTTAGAAGATGAGAGTGAAGGAAGAGGAAATTGGGGACAAGAAGTCTCTGAGTTTCGTCAGAAAGCAGTCGCTGCTTCTCCTGTAGAATCTGAAGAAGATACTCTGTCCTACTTCGCTAAACTAGCAGAAGAGGACTGATTATAAACTGTCACAAGGGGAGGTTGCAAGACTTCCCCTTTGTGCTATAATATAAACATATTAAAAGGAGATTCATGAAAGTTGCACTCGCTGCTGCATTATTATTAGGTTCACTTCCAGTGAACGCAGATGAGTATCAACCAGGATACTCTTCCACTAGAACCTGTGTTAAGACTGAGTACAGAGAAGAATATGTACCAGGCACACAAGATAGTCCTGGTTACGTTAAGAGTTGGTCTGAACAGATTGAAGTGCCATGTGAGCCTTGGCAAAGAAGAACTTCTGATAGACCAACATACCGCAGACAAGTTACTGTTGTAGAAGATACTAATGATTGCTCAGATGGAGCAGTTCTTGGTGGAATTGCTGGAGCAGGTGCTGGTGCTGCATTATCAAGAGGAGATGGAAGATGGTGGGCAATCCCTCTAGGAATTGTAACTGGATCCGTTATCGGATGCGACCTTGATGGTGGGTAATCATGGACAAACATGACATTCCCATCTTAGGAGATTTTTATACAAAGAAAGAAGTAGATGCTATGATTGCTGATGCTCTCGCTGAGGCACGTGCAATCGATGAAGAATCTATGAGAAAACATAACCGAGATGCTACTATCATTAGTATGATTCTCGGTTTTACTTGTCTTGCTTTGTTCCTTGATGGTCTTCTTAGAATACTAGGAATTATCCCACCATTTATGGATCTTGATGTTAATGTCGTTGATGATATTATAGATAAGGTTGAGTCAGATATTTTACCTTTAGTAAACAAAATCCCCCGAATTTAATCATGCATTTAGTGTTACCGATAATTTGTATCGCTTTGATATGTTTAGTAATAGTTTATTCTGTCATTCAAAAATACGATCCTCATTAATATGGCATTTCTCTACTTGTTATTACCTGTTTTAATGCTTGTACTTGGTGGGGCTGCTGTTACATTAATCGTTAGAAATCTCATTGAGATTAATAAGATAATGAATAAACCAGTCCCAAGAAGAAGGAAAACTATTCATCCAGAATTGGATGAGGTTAAAGATGGTGATGAATTACTCGTAGTAAAGTTTAAACCAGAAATTGATGAAGCAGGAACAGTGGATATTAAATTCACTCCTGATGATAAGTTTACTGATAGACTATTAGATAAGGCTTTAAGAAAAAGGATACAAGAACTTAGTCCTGATCCTTGGGATGATGATGAAGATGATGGTGATGGTGATGTACCTGCTGTTGTAAGAAAGTAGACCCCATATATAATTCGACTTTTTATTCCCAGGAAACCGCCAAAAAAACTCGGCAAATTTTTTGCCCCTTTAGATTTTTTAAGTTACTGTAGTAGTTTGAGATCCAGGTCCGTTATCATATGAAGTCACTGTTCCTACATTGTCTGTGACTACAACACTGCCTGTAGCAGATCCAGAACTATCTAAGAATCTAGCACTACTATTAAGTAGTGTTTTTTTATTGCCTTCACGATCTATTTCATTATTTGGTTCGTACGCGATTAACTCTTCAAATTCATTATCGATCATTTCCACTATTGGTGGAGTTGGGAGTTTTATCTGTCTTTTCAATTCGTTCTTATAATCTTCATATTCGTAATTTGTCACTGGATAGATAGACTCGTTTTCTGTCTTAGTTGTACCATCTGGCAAAATTGCCCTAAAAGTGCTATTTACTTGAATTCCCTTTTGAATGAAAACTTCGTCATTGTATAAAACTTCATTTGTTTCATAATGGTGTATACCATCAACATTATCGTAATTTTCTGCAACATAGGTTTGCAGTTCATTTACGTTTTTAGGCCATTGATTGTAAACATCAGTAATATTGTTAGTTAATAAAATAACCCAATCTAAGTGAATATCACCATATAATGCATGAGCAATTAATGGAGGAGTTTCATGATCACCTATATGATATGGTTCTAACAAGGTAATGTACTTATCTAGATCCATTCTTGTCATGGTTCTTCGGAATAAGTTCTTTACAAGACGATATTTGAAAGATTCATCATCTGTAACTCCTTCTCCAACGTAAATATTTGGTAATTGTGAAAAATATGCCATTAGTAACCTGCTGCTGCATCTGATTGAGTTATCAGTCTAGTTTCAGTGAATGTGACTGTCATAACAATAGCTGGATTATCAATACCAGCTGCTGGTAAGTATTTAAATGCTTGATATTGGTTATCTGGTGTATAGTTAATGTTAATACCTGTACAGACAGATGGATATATCTTAAACATTAAATCTCTTCTAGTAGTTTCGTCTATATTACCAGAACCTGATGCAGTATCACTATTATTACCAAAACGAACAAAGCGTAATTGGAATC